GAGTCGCGGGATTACCGTGAACATCCATGAGGACGCCTCCAAGGCTGGCCAGGTCAATCGGCAGCAGCTCACGGCGGAGGATGTCATCGACATCTATGTCGCGAATGTCAGCCAGGACGGGCGCATACACGATGCCAACGCTTCGAAATACGGGCTCAAGACCGTAGGCAGCTGAGGAGGCTCAATGAATCCAATCGAAAGGGCCTTTGCCTCGGGCGGTGATCTCCTGATCAAGACCGTGGAGGCGAGGGCGGAGGGCGAAGCGGTATCGCTCCTGTTCTGCCAGGGCTTTGACGACACTACCTGCACCACCGAGGACGGCAGAACCCTGACGTTCACGGCGCTGGCCATGGAGGAGGCGCTGCCGAAGAACGACAACAGTGCCTACCAGAGCCTGGACATTGCTCTCGACAACACTATGGGTGATGTCCAGGAGGTCGTTGAGGGGTACAAGAAGGCCGGCAAGCGGATCGACATTATCTATCGCGAGTACCTGCTGAGCGACCTGACGTACCCCTCCAACGTTTTCTACATGACCGTGCTGAGCCGTGAGTATTCGAACAATGCGGCCCGCTTCACCTGCGGGTTTTTCGACCTGCTGAACACGATATTCAACCGTGACGTCCTGACCACCAATATCGCCCCCGGCATCATGTTCCTATGACTCTGAACCAATTTCTCTCCGCGCCCTACCGAGAAGGTGCGCGGGGCCCCCTCGCGTTCGACTGCTGGGGGTTGTGCATCCATGTCCGCAACCAGGTGTTCGGGCTTCCCCTGCTGCCCAGCCTCGGCGCAGTGGGCAAGGACAGGGTTCGGGAGAACACCGCGGCCTATCACGAACTCCGCCAAGGGATGGACGAGTGCGCTCCGCAGCCCGGCGCCATTGCTGCCGTTTTTCGCGGTGCGCTTTGCCTGCATGTCGGGGTGGTGGTCGAGGTCGAAGGGCGACTGAAAGTGCTCGACACCAACCCTGGCGGCTCACGCCTCAGCACCATTCAAGATTTCCGAGACGCTTACCCAAGGGTGGTTTTCTACCGTGATCGCGTTCTATCCCAACAAGATGAGCAATGCGGCGCCGATCGCCACGTTCATGACCAATTGCAGGATGACCCTGGAGGATTGGCTGAAGAGCCAGGCGCCCAGCTATGAGCGCCGGGAGTCCCCGCCGATCAGCATCGTCCTGAACGATGAGGTGATCTGTCACCGGGCCTGGCACAAGGTGAAGTTCAAGCCGTCCGACCAGGTCGAGATCTACTTCGAGCCCAAGGGCACAGACCCGTTCAGCATCACCTATGCGCTGTTCAAGGGCGCCAAGGCAGTGTTCAAAGCGCTGCAGCCGAAAATGCCCGGTATGCCTACGGTCAATACGACCTCCGGTGACCCGATCAACGAGGCCAGCGCCAAGGGCAACAAGGTCAAACTGGGCGACCGGATTCGCGAGATTGCCGGGTGGCAGCGTGTCTATCCGTCCTACCTGGCTGAGCCGCGCCGCTACTTTGTGTCGCCCCGCGAACAGTGGGTTGAGTTGTTCCTGTACATCTCCAAGGGCGAGGTGGATGTTCCGCTGAGCAGGATGAAGGTCGGCGATACGCCACTGATCTCGCTTGGCGCCGACGCTCAGGTCGCGATTTACGGTCCAGGGGAGAGCGTGCTGGGCGACCCGGCCTCCATGCTTTGGTACAACGTGACCGAAGTAGGGGCCAGTTCCAGCGGCAACGCGGGCCTCGAGCTCACGGTGGCCACCACCATTGCCCGCTCTGCAGCGGCCTCCGCCTACCAGTTCAATGGTGAGTCGGTATCGGTGCCCGCCGGCGCCGGCCAGCTGCCGGCAGACTGGGAGAGCGGCCTGGTGATCAGGGTTCTGCCCTATTACCATTACACCGTGATCGATGGCGGTGCCGACCGGGATATCGTCCAGGGGCCACTGGGGATGCTGAACCCTTATGTGGGCATGCCCATTGAGGTACAGGGCGTGAACGCGGGCGACTATGTCGTGCACAGCTACACGCCATTCAGTCCTGCCGTGCCAGCCAACCCAGGTACGGCATCGACCCTGACCGGCTCGACTGCGCCAACCCGTTATGACTTCAACGTCACCTCGCTGAGCTTTACGCTGACGCGCGGCTCGTCGACTTACCCGATCACCCTGAACACCGCCACCACCGATCTGGCGGGCCTGGTGTCAGCGTTGAACACCAAGCTGAGTGGCTCGCCGCTCCAGGCGCAGCAGAGCAGCGGGCGGGTTCGCTTCGTCGAAGTCACGCCGTTTGCCGGCCAGGCTGTCACCGCCACGGGTGCCGCCACCATCTTGGGCTCGGCCCCGGTGGGCGTGACCGGCACGGCCACTACCAGCGGCACACCCGAACAGCCGGCCCAGATGACGCTGAACTTCGACGGTGGCGCTCTGGTTAATAGCCTTGCCGCCGGCTCCGGCATGGCCGCCATTGGTCCGCGCGGCATGCGCTACCGGATCACGTCCTACAACACCGCGCTCATGACGCTGGAACGCCTCACGGCATCGGGATCGGTAGATGATGATTGGCCTGGCTTCGATTTACTGAACACGGTGAACGCGGTCATCACGTTGGACGCCTCCAACCTTGAAGGCGGCTACCGTGGGCCCTACGCCTGCCAGCCCGAAGGTCAGAAGGTCACGGCGATCGAATACTCCGTCTTCTACGCCAACGGGCTGTTCGGCCTCGGGCGGGAAGGGCAGATCTACCAGACCCAGTCCTTCCACACGTTCGAATACCGCGACATGGATATCGCCGGTGAGTGGACAGTGGTTGAGGGCGGTCACGTCGGCGACACGCGCGATGCGCTGGGTTTCACGCACCGAGTGAACCTGCCGTATCCGATGCGCGCCGAGGCCCGGATCAAGAAGCGTTGGGTCGCGCTGCCTGGCCGTGCCAACGATGAGGCCAACGACGATTCGAGTTGGTACTCGCTGTACGGGCTACGGCAGACCCGCCCCGCAACCTATCCGGGCATGACTACCATGGCGGTGCGTATCCGTGGCGGTGACCGGATATCGGCGCAGTCGGAGAGTGATATCAGCGTCGAAGCCACCCGGGTGTTGCCGGTCAGATCCGCCGGGGCCTGGCATGCTGCCGTGGCAACTCGCGGGATTGCGCCCTGGTGCCTGAGCCGCCTCAAGGCAGTGGGGTACAAGGACAGCGATATCGACCTGGAAGAGTTCGACCGTCTGGACCCGATCTGGAACGCAGCGGGCCAGTTCTACGACGAGACCATCGACGAGTCGATGACCCTGAAGGACGCATTGAACAACGCTCTGGCCTGCGGCTGGGCTGAGCTGGTGGTGGTCAACGGCAAGATCCGGCCCGTACAGGATGTGCCAAGGGCTGCGTTCGATCGTGAGTATGGACTGAAGACCCAGACCTATTCGCCGCAGAACATGACCAAGGCCTTGTCGATCCAAGGGCCGCTGCCTTCCATCAACGACTACGACGGCGTGGACGTTGAGTACTACTCCACCAACACCTGGGCCTGGGAGACGGTTCCGTGCCGATGGCCGGGAGACGAGGGTGTCAAGGTCGAGACCGTCAGGCTTCCTGGCTGCGGTGACCGTGATCGCGCGTACCGATTTGGCATGCGCCGGCGCGGTCACCAGAAGTTCAGGCTGGATACCTATGAGTGGTCAACCGAATTGTCGGGGCGAAACTCGGGTTACCTGAGCTTCTGCGCGGTGGCCTCCGATTCGCCTGGGCGCTGCCAGAGCGCGCTGCTTGTGGACTTTGTCCGCGACAACCTGGGCGTAGTGCTCGAGTCGTCCGAGCCTTTGGACTGGTCTGCTGGCGGAGATCACCGCATCGGTGTGCGCCGGCAGGACGGGACGCTTTCGGGGCCTTACCCGGCCACCCAGATCGACGATGTGCGCGTGCGGATTGCCGAACTGGACTTTGAGCCAGACGTTAGCTGGGACCTTGAGCCGCCACACCTGCTGTTCGGCCCGTGGTCGAGGTGGGCTTACCCCGTGTTGGTAACCAGTTCTGACCCATCGGGTGGCAATGTTGCGATGAAGGGCATGCCATACGACGAGCGGGTTTACACCTATGACAACGCCATGGCCCCGGAGTAGGGGCGTATAGGAATTCCCATGTTGCCAATTCCCGATGGGCTGCCACTCCCGCTGCAGGAGGGATACGCATTTGCCCCGGTGAGTCCTGTGTCCAGCACGCAGATGATCACGGGTAGATCGCTCCGGCGCCGGATCTACCGGAGTACCCCCACCAGGGTCAGCGTGAGCTGGTTGCTGACTGACAGACAAGCCCAGTTGTTCGAAGGCTGGTACCGCTGGGGCATCAATGCGGTGGACTGGTTCCTCTGCCCGATCAAGAGCCCGATGGGGCTCAAGATGACCAAAGCGCAGTTCGTGGATATCTACACCGGCCCAGCATTAGTGAGCGGCAGGCTCTGGCGCTACACAGCTGAGCTGGAGCTATTCGACCTGCCGGTGCCGGATGAAGCTACGTTCATGGAACTCCTGCTCGGCATGCCCCTCCCGCAGATGAACGCCGCGATAAGCGCCGAGCTGCAACGTTGGTACACCAAGTCTTGGCCCGGCGCCCAGATGACCTGAATCTCTGCCCGCTGATCGCGGGCATTTTTTTGCCTGGAGTTTTTATGAGCGGAGCCACCGACGTTCAGCTTTTCAATCAGCTCGTGTCCAACGCTAACGCGCTGTTCTTGTCGGATGCTGATTTCGTCACGATCAATGGCATCACCAAGCCGACCCTGAAAAAGATCTATGCCGAGTTCCTGGCCAGCATTGGCACCTACCCAACAGTTGCCGAAGGCCTGACGAAAACCAACGGCACCGGGACTGACAACCGGTTCTTCACGGTGCCCTCCACGGGAGAGAAGGCCGAGACGCGTTACCGTAACGACGCTGGTGTCGCCGTTGAAATCAACTCGATTCTCTCGTTCGTAGCAGACGGCTTAACCATAAACCGGGGTAAGGGATACCCGCTGCGTCAAAAAATTCGAGCGGGTGTGACATCCGCGCAGAGCGCCTCCTGGAACAAGTCGATTCTGGACGTGGTCGTGGTGAACGCCCGGCAAGGCGAGTACTACCGCATTTCTTACCAGGCGAACGAAAATGGTGGGAATGGGTTCAATTGGATCATCGAGAAGTACGACTCTGCCACCTACGCGACAACCGCAGCAGGTCGGGTGGAGTTGATCCCCCTTGCCGGAACGCAGCCGCAAATCACCCGGGCTGGCGGCATTCAAACGGTGGTGCTGGTTCCGACCTCCCGGCCGGAAATGCAGTTCAAGATCACGGTCGATCCCGCTGGCCTGCCTGCGGCTGGAACGCCGATCAACTCCAACTCCAACTCGGGATTCGATGCTTGGTCGTGGATCATCGACGAGAGCTGCCACACCTACGC